ACGCTTATCCCCTGGTCTTGTAGCTGCCTATAAGGAACTATTGACCAACCCAAAGAAAAATGGATTTTCTTTCCGTCCGATAACCGAATGTTTCAGAGAAATCGAAACGGTAACTCCAAAGCATGAATTATTTAATGTGTACATTGAATATCTGCAAAAACCATTGCCCAAAGTAATATTTTACATTATCATGGATGAACTTTATGGTAACTTGACAGGACGGGCTATGGATGCGGAAGATAAATCGGGGTATTTAGGGTACAAACTTGAATTTATAAAAAGAAAGTAATGAAGAAAATAATATTAATTCTTGCAGTCGCCTCACTGGTAGGCTGCACTACACAGAAAGTCTCACATACGACTTTCAAGAGAGGATACAAAGAGAATCGCTTCACTAAGCAATTTCAGCAAGCGGATTCTGTGTTTAACGAAAAATATGATATAAGATGATTAGAGTAAGATTTTTTGTAGATAAGGAAAAGTGCGATGGAGATTATCGTCCATTAAGATGGCCAATCCAATATCCATATTGGTGCACTGGTGAAAGTGATCACCACTTTGTTTTAGTAGCCTATATCAATAGTATTGAAGAGTTGAAAGATTTATGGCCGGAAGCCTCCAATATTGAAAGTGAAGAAGTTGATAAAGTATTCTTTTCGGATAGGTTTCCAAAGCCAGATTGGTACAAAGAGGATTAATTTATAATTAGATCAAAATGAGTAAATCAGAAGAATATATTGAAAGTGAGAGTTTTGTGGTAGTCAATCCCAACTTCCCGGTTATCACAAAAGAAAGTGCTCTTAAAGCCGTTGCAATGGCAGAGGAAGAAATGAAACGGAAAGCCATCGAAGTTCTTTCCTCTGTTTTGGATAACCGGGTGCATGGTGGTGACGCAGACTGTATCATTGCGGAGTTTGAGGAAAGATTAAATAAAGAGAAGATATGATGATTATAGGTTTATACTTTATTGTAGGAGGGCTTACAGGCGCATATCTCTTTAACTGGAATGTGAAACTTTGGAATGACAGGACATCGGCTGTGATAAGAGATGCGTTTTTCATACTTTTTATAATCGGGCTGGTCCTTATAGCAACCGGCAGTATAGTCCATGCCCTGAATGCCTGTACATGAATAGAATGCCCCCAATATTCCGTCCTGATAAGGAAGTAAAAAAACGGATTAAACCGGAACGGGCGCCCTGCGGCATACAATAATATGCGGGGGCGCCCGTTGTCAATGAGAAGCTATCGTGTTTCTTTCCGCAGTCTTTCCCTGACCTGCCGCTCCGTGAATCCGAATGCCGCGGCGAACTGTTTGAATTTCTCCTTCTGCCCGGAGGGGAGAAGGGAGTACAGGCTTGAGAACGGCGTGCCGCCTTCCAGCGCTTTCCTGATTTCTTTCTTTTTCATATAAGTTCCTTTATCTGTTTCTTACAACATTCACAATCACACAGCAGCAACCTGGCTTTGTCGAACATCTTCTGTCCTATATTGCCGGACAGGTAGCATATCTCCTCGCCCCACGGGTCGATCCCCAGCGCCTTTGCCATGTGCGCTTCCAGGTGCTTCCTTTCGTGGTCATAGGAGTTCTGGAACTCGGCGGGCGACGATGTGGTCCCTATCACCATGACCGTCTGCCTTGTGCCGTAGTTGGAATAGGTGAGTCCGGTATCCGGTTTGCCGGAGGACAGGTTCCTGTACGCCGTTTCCAGATCATCCCCGCGGCAGCCTATGTCATAGAGCCTGCCCATGATCTCGTCGGTGTAGTAACAGTCCACGGCATAGTAGACCTCCACCTTCCATCCGTACTCCTCTATGTCAAACCGCTGGCGGATCATAACATCTCGTCCCATTCCACCGGTTCCCCGGCCCTTGTCATTTTCGCATACCACATGCACATGACCATGCCTTCCGGAGCGTCATAGTCATCTATGATATCCTTGACGTAGAGTGCCAGATGGGGCTCGTCGGCAATGGAGGACTTGAAACAGTCCGCTTTTGCCTGGTTGGCCACGTATACATAGTCATATAATGTGTTGTTCTCCACCCTGACCCCGTTCTTGGCCAGAAGCTCGTCCACCTTGTCCTTGGTCATGGGTTCGATCTTCTCGCTTTTTCCGGTTGCCGGGTTCATCCTGCGCATGAGCGACACGGCGAAGTCGCACAGCTTTTTGTTGAAGTGCCAGCCATTGTGCCGGAGGTACGCCGTCAGCTCCTTTGGCCGGTCATCGTATATGTCCAGAGGTTCCTTTGTCCTGTTCATGGTCTTCTTGTTAGCCGGGACGGGGGAATCCTCCGTCCCGGCGGGTTAAACTAACGGTATCTTGAATAGCGTCCTGTTCCGGGCACTCCGCGGCGCTGGCCCATCGAGCCGCCGCCATAACGGTTCCCGTATCCTCCGCCGTATCCGCCACGGTTTCCATAACCGCCACGTTGTCCCATGTCGTCATACTCGTCATAGTCATCGTAGCCGTCGTCGCGCTGTCCCATGCCGCTCCCTTCCGAGAGTTCCTCAATGCACTGCATGAGCTTGCCGCCATACTTGAGCATTTTTTCGGCATAACCGGACATTCTCTCGACCTTGCTGTCTTCTATCTCGATCATCATCATACTTGTTGTTTTTTAGGATTGTTCGTACTGGGCCTTTCCGCGGGTTTAAGCAGTTCGGCCATCATGGCCTTCAGCTCGGATATCTCCTCCCTGAGAGCCTTGTTTTCCGCCTCCTGTCTCTGCCTTTCGGCAAACTCGGGATTCAGGATCTCCATCATCTTGCCGCAGGCGTCCACTATGGCACGGTGGTGGTCTATGCTCCTGAGTATCTCCGCGGACCTGTTCCTCATGGCCGCCACCTCGGAGTTCATCGACTCCCTTGACCCGGATATGACCATGTTCCCGCCTCCGGGGAAATTCGCGTCGGCGATGTCCGCCCCCGCGGGTATCTTCTGGAACGTGACGGTCTGTTCGCCGACCTTGACGGTGATGTCCACCACCATCTTCATCGGCTGGCCGAACATCACCGGCTGTGTCCCGTCCGGGACCGGGTTGGATACTCCCGCAATGGCACCGACCTCCACATAAGGCGTCCCGTCCTTATGGAGTATGTAAAACTGGCTGTTGACTCTTAAATTCTGGAAAGGCATAATTGTTTCTCTTTAAATGGAGGGATTCCTCCCTCCGTGTTCTTAAACTACTCCGGTCATTATCTGCAGGGTGTTTGTCGTCCTGTCGAACCAGAACTCGAACACTCCCGTACCGGGGATGTCGGCCGCCGTCAGCGCTTCCCCGTTGTACTTGGTCACGGCCTGTGTCACCCCGTTTGTCTCGAACAGGACCGGCAGCGTCCCGGTTGTTCCTGTGGGGACGGCCTGCGCCAGGTCAATGTAGATGGTGCCCCTGTACCAGGCATTCACGAATGAATGGTTCGGGAAGGAGAACACCACATTGTCGGCGGTGACATTCACTCCGGATGTGACTATTGCGGCCGATCCGCGTCTGTTAACGAATTGAAAAGGAAATGGCATGATTACCTCCTTTCTCCGGGTCAACCCCAGAAACCGTTACCCGCCCCGAAACCGAAGCCGTATCCAAGACCATATTGGGCCGCTACACAGGTGGGGATTCCCACAACCGGGCTGTACGGCACCTTGGCCACTTCGGGCTGGTTGCACTCAATCTTCGCCAGACGGGCGCTCAGATCACCCAGCGCGGCGTTGACAGGCGCGATGGTCTGTGCGGACACCTGTGCGAAATACGCGTTCTGGTGCTCCTGCGAGAGCTGGTTGACGAGCGTGCTGTTCTTTTCGCGCAACGAGTCGATCTTGTCAAGCAGCGCCTGGTTCTGCATGGCGTCCAGCTTGCTGATGATGGCGTTGGTGTTGGCCGTGCCTGCGTCACGCAATGCGAGCGTGTTCTGGTTGGCCGTGTTCACCAGGGTGTTTGTCTGGTTGCAGACGGACAGCTGGTTCTCGTAGCCCATTTTGGTGATGTTCTCGTTTGTCTGGCAGCAGCACTGGCAGATCTGCGACTGGATGGCATTGTTGCCCTGCATGATCGCGGTGACGATCTGGTTGGTGTTCATGCCCATCTGGTTGCCGATGTTGCATATCTGCATGCCAAGACCGTTTATGGCGGCCAGTACGGCATCCGAGGAAGTGTTCAACGCGGTGGCCAGGCTTTGGATGTCGTATCCGTTGCGTTGTACGGCCTGCATGATCACGGCGGTGTTCGCGTCGTTCTGCACGAAGGGGACCACGCCGCCCTGTCCGTTGCCCATCATTCCGCCACGGGCGCCGCCAAAACCGCCGAAGCCTCCCCATCCCATCAGGATGAACAGAAGCAGGATGGCGAACAGGTCGTCACCCCAGCCGTTGCCGTTACGGCTGTTGCCGTTTCCCATCAGCGCCAGGATGTTCGGATCCACACCGCGCTGTTGCATAAGCGCCGGAAGCATGGCCAGAATGCCGTTGGTGCCGCCTCCGGAGTTCCCGTTCTCGGGGAACACAAAAGTTCTTGATTCACTCATAGTTGTATTTGTATTTTGTAGTTCCGGTCACTAATCCGACCGTGGTGCAAACATACTCAACTACACGCGCTCCGTCGAGCGTCCTGTTCTGATGTGTTTCCTTATTTGTTCCAGATATATTCCGATCATCGGCGAGGTGATGTTCCGCGCCAGCAGGCGCCGTATCCCCCGTGCCGTGCGGTTGGTCATCCCCGCTATCTGGTCGGGATACAGGCCGGCTTCCGAGAGCAGCCTGACAAGCACATATCTGGCGTCCGTGGACTCCATGTCCCTGAAGTCGCCCAGTATACGTTCCCTCGACACTTCCGTTTCACGCTCGGTCAGGCCGAGCAGGTTGAAGAAAATTTCGCTCTTGCACATGATTATTCAATTTTTATTGTTACTTTTGTGCACCCCATTACAAAATGCACATTATCCACGATAAGGACTTTAGCCCTCAGCGTGTGGATAATGTGCATTTATCTTTGTTTTGTGATGGGGATCAGAAAACGGAAGCGTTGAGGGCTTTTTATTATTAACCCTCCCTTTGTTGCATATTTATTTAATAATCACTACTTTTGTGCATAGGTATCAGGTGTTATCATCAAAACAAGTTTTCAGGGTATGTCAAGAGGTCGCAGTTCGGAACTGATCATGAAGCGTAACGAGGCACTGTTGCGCCGCTATTATTATTGGACGGAAATCCAGCGTCTTCGTTTTGACGACGCGTTGAAGATCCTTTCCGAGAAGGAGTTCTTCATCAGCGTGGACCGCATCATGGCCATCATCCGTTCAAACTGCAACAGGCTGAAGGATATCGATGTCAAGCCGGTCCCCAAAATAAAGAAGCCCCGTCTTACCGCCGCCCAGCTCTCCCTTTTTACCGACTGACCGCATTATCCCACACGGTGCATTCATAGTGTGTCTCATAGACCTTTATCCCCCTGGGCATCGTGTGGAACCTGCTTCTTTTCCTCACAAGCGGTGTCTGGCAGCATTCAGGCCTGTACATCTGCAGAAGCGCGTCCACCTCTTTTGCCCGTTCCATTCTTCCGGCGGCCTTGTCCGCCGTGCCGCTGGTGTAATGCGTGTCATCATAGCAGTCAACAGCCAGCCTGACAATGACCGATACCGTCCCTTTCTGCATGTATCCGCCCGCCCCTCCCAGTGTCTGCCATTCCACCTCGGGCGTGTCAACCAGCACCATGGGGAATACCATCGGATAGGTCTCGGAGTCCCCGTCGTCACGGTAGAGCATGTCCAGCTGCCCGTAATCCTCGTCCACCTGTTTGTTCAGCCATGCTATGTTGTCGGTAAGTATTCGATAAACTCCCTCGTATATTGGGTAACGTATGTTCATAATGTCGTTTATTCATTTTATCGTTCTATGATTTATTGTTACA